TATTTCTATAGACGTATCTGAATATCATAAAGGTGGGCGTTGGTTAAATGAATATGCAGCCTACAGATCAGACCCAGTAATAGGTGAAAGAACACAAGCGGCTACGCCTGAGTCAGTATTGTTTGGCGTTGTGGCTCACGAAATAGCTCACCATGTTCAATACGCTTACGGCCCACATACTAGAATGTATAAATCAACCTGCAAGAAATCTCATGGTGATGCGTTCCAAGATATTTACAGGATACTCAGATCGACACTTGTTAATCCACAGTTAGACGCTGAGGCAGATCGTATAGACGCTGATACTTTTGAGGCTATAGAAATAACTTATAAGCTAGACCAAAAGATATACAAAGATATGAGAGCCGCTTATAAACGAGGCGAAATTAAGCATCACGAAATTGATTTGATGTATAGAAAAACGGTTGAATCAAGCAAAGCCTATAGGAGCATCACATGAATACTGAATACAATATTACGCCAATAATAACTTTTGGTTATGCAGGTCTTGGGCAAATCAAAGATAGGTTTGAAGATCGAATGGTTATTGAAGAAGAAACGGGCGGTCTTGACGAAGGCTCTTTCTGGGTTACGTTTCGCGGTATTGATATGAAAGATATTCGTGAAATTGATAAGTTTATTAAGTCAGAACTTAATGAAGGTGACGTATGAGTAAGCCAAAGAATCACTATGAGGCTTTAGTGCTGGCTCTAAGGCTTTCCGTTACAGCACGAACAGAAGAGTTATCGGCTGTGGGTGTAATAATGGCTGATAGCTTTGCAGCAAAACTTACCGACATTGAGGTAGCTAGGGCCAAAAAAGAAGCAGCAGAAGCAGTGGCGGTGATAGATGATTGAATACAAGATGGGCAAAGATCAGACTCCAATAGAGTTTAGATTTGTCGTGTATTTCGACACCAATACTGATATGCAAGTAGGGTTAATGGAAGATGATGATATTGACATTATTGTTGAAAATAACCTTTTGTGGGCATACGTTGATATGCCTTGGGAAATAGACGGGTTTGTGATGCCAAAATATTTGGAGCATTTATAAATGAACATTGAAAAGAAAAAAATAAGTGAAGATGTTTCAAGCATTATTTATTCTGAAAGTGATGTAATGATGTTATCTGATAAAGCAACAGCTAAAGGTTCGTACAAGTGGGAAACTAACTTAGATCATTCAACAAATAAAGAAATAAAATCGCATATTACAACGCGTGAATCAGTAACTTGGAGTAGTGAAGAGTTAAGAAAAATAATTAACCTTCGTGCTGTTGGATTGCCTTACAAGGAATGTTCTAAGTATTTTATTGAGCGATCTTCTGGTGCTTGTAGCGGCATTGTTCAATCACAAAACCTTTATGACAAAATAGACAAAAAACGAAATCAATTAATTAAAGAAGCATTGATATGAGACGCAACATTCAAACACATGGAAGCACTGGAAACACTAACGCCAGCAAAGAAGTGACTAAATCATCTGTACTAACCATGCGCTGTACTCCAACCGAAAAGGCTAAGTGGGTTAATGCTGCTAAAGGCCAAAAGTTAGCAGAATGGGTGACAGACGCACTTAATAATGAGGCAGAAAAAAGACCACATAAGTAGGTGGTCAAGGGTGCTGCTTGGGGGAATTACTTAGCCACGCCTTTTATCTTTTCTGCTGTACGCAATCCAGCTAGTCCTAACATGGCTAGGGTTAACTCTAACATAGCGTCTAGCGGCAATTCTGGTGCGCCTAAATGCGGTGCTAACCATTGCAGAATCGGGTTAATCACAAAGGCAAACAAGAAGCCCAAGCCACACACCCACATTAAAAATGGCCTAGCCCCTGCAACAAATGTTGATCTGTGTTGTGCTTGAACTTTGTTTATTTCAGCTTGTGCCATTTGAGGCTGCTGTGCCAGCTTAGACTTTAATAGGTCTGCTGCTGCCCTTTCTTCATCTGTAGTAATTAGATTATCTAGCACCGATCCAATGGCTGCTATCGGCTCTACAACGCTCCCACCCACTAAACTTGATAACCAGCCCATGCGCTAATCCTCTATTACCAATTCAAAGTGAGGGCGGTCACAAAACGCCCCGTCACGCCCGTAATGACCCCACAAGCCACCCCAACGCAAAGGCGTAGTATTTAACTCACTTGAGGCTTGGAGCATAGCAGCCGCAATTACAGCAAGCATTTCGTGATCCCATGAGGCTTTACCCGTTTCTGGGTCTATTGCAAAAACGTCTACAGCATTACCAAGCTGATGATTTGAAAGTTGCTTATACCCGTCTAATTGGCTTTTACCATCTAAGTATAAAGCGTTTTGGGTTTCTGCTGACCTGACTCCACCTGTCGCTGGCACGCCAAAATCAAAAACAGATATTTCCAAGGCGCGGTTTAAAATCAACTTTAAATCAGGGTTAAGGCCAGCTTGGTGTTTAAGGCTATTTTTTCCAAACGAATAACTCATTTTTGCATCCCCTCTTGGAGAAAAACTAGAATTGCTGCTGCTACTGCGGCAGCTAACCATGCGCTTTTTTTAATGACGGATCGACCTACGGCTTGGTGAAATTTGTCAAACGCCTTGGTAGCTGCCATTTCTGCAATCTTGTCCATTTCGCTTTCAGTTAAAGGTGATCGCTTGTCCATCAATATGTCCTCAAATAAATTGCCACGCCAAACGCACTAGCCATAATAACAATCAGAATACCGCCTACTTTGATAGCTAGGTTTAAGTTCTCTAAAGCAGCTTGCTGGCGTTTATATTTTTCTTTTGCTTGATTTTTTATTGCGTCTTTTCTGTTCCTAGCAGCTTTCGCTTGAAACGATTGCCAATCGTTCCACATACCTGCCCTACCGCAATAGATCATAAATGTCTTTAGTTCGGCTTCTTGAGATTTGATTTTTTCTAGGGCTAAAAATTCCTCTAGTTCGTTTTTTGGGCCAGACGATGATTCAACACGTTTAGCCAGTTCAGACTTGTTATCAAAATACTTGATAACGGCTGACGAGCAATCCATAAGCTCTCGTCCTGACCCCACGAATTGCTTAATGGTCTTGTACGCCAAGTTACATGCAGCAAGTTCAGCTAGCATTTAGCCACCCAATGTAATGTTGACATTGGCCCATGTTGTTTGTAGGCCACTATCCCCGTAATTCGTTGAACGCGCATACGTTCTGTAACGTCCACACGCTCTGTCTGTGCCTCTATAACAAGTGCCTGCCCAGAGGGAGCTAAAGTGCTTGAAAGATGCACAGGGTATAACTCAATGGGGCTAGACCACATTTAATAGTTCTTATCCCAAACTCTGAATTTATCAAACTCCCCAGATAGCATTTTTCGCTTTAAAACTTCTTCTGCTGCTGGATCATCAGACTTAACGCCTGCTTCTTTAAGCCACTGAGCCATAAGTGCGCGGTCAATCACGCCAATACAAACTGATTCGCCAAATGTAGCGTTTCCATTTTCACGCATAAACGCGGCTTGCTCTAATGCAGGAGTGTAATCATGCTGTTTAACGTGAACCAACTTGTCCCCGTCTTGATAAAATTGTTCTGATATTTTAGGCATTGCATTTTCTCTATAAAAAAAAGGGGCGCAAAAGCACCCCCTTTGTGCATAACAAAGTTACGACTAGCTTGTGGTTAGGTCGAAAACACCGCCCAAACTTGCTTCTGAACGAACTTGAAGCGTTTGCTCTGACACGATTTGACGATGTTCATTATCGCCTGTTTTCGCTAAGGCTTCGTTCTTCATTGGGCGTAAAGTAGCAATGGCTAATTTATCATGCTCAATAATATACAAATCACGCGATCTATTTTCGCGGCAGGGTTGCCATGTGACCTGTCCCCAAGGCGTCATATAAATTGCCATGTTGTTATTAACTGTGCCAACTGCACCTGTCTGACGCTGGTTGTTGTTACCAGAAAAGCTAAGTGCCTTATTCATCTGGAACGCTGAAAGGTAGACAGCATCAGGCTTTCCACCCGATACCCACGTTTTCTGCATGACATCATCAAAAAGAGCCTGCGTTAGCGCCCGTTGCGTGCCGTTGGTGCGAGGTGTTGCTCCACCTACAGAACCTGTTGGGTCTGCACCTGAACCGCCACCAAATGATGTATTGGTTTTTAGCCATGCACCTAGACCGCCAAGTTTACGGGCAGTAGTAGCGTTACCAGCTACGCGAGCAATGTTTTCAAAGATCGCTTTCTCAATGTCCAATTTTTGAACAATCGCCTCACGCAGTATGTTGTAGCTCATCTCAGAGTTTGTGCGCCCTGCGGCTTCAACTACATCGTTGGTTCCAGAGGTGATAATGCTATTCTTCATAATCTGCGTGTAGTTGCCTTCACGCGTAGTTGGAACAATAGCTTGAGCAGAGGTTGTACTTCCCTCAATATGGGCATTATTTGCTGCATCTCGTAACGAGTTAACTTGCCATTCAAAAAAAGTGCTGCTTGCTTTTACTTTAGCGATTGCACTTACTAATGGCGTTTCTTCTGGGGAAATATCATAGATGATATTTGATAAATCTTCCCTGATACCCTTAGTATCATATGTGTCGAATGTGTTGGCTGGTTGGCTCATAAATATCCTTTAAAATCAATAATTTAACTACTAAACAATAATGAGGCTGCATCGTGTATGCTGCCCGTTTTTTTCAATTTAGACATTTGCTGACGTTGTTTTTTTGCTGCGGAGTCGGGTAACTTCTTAGTTCCAGCTTTCATTAATGGTCTAGCTTTTTTGAGTTTGGCTTGCACATCACCATTCCCTGCTACCATCTGGTCATACATCATGGCCTTGTGTAGAACTTTCATGGCTCGGTGGTCAATAATCCCACTGATTTCTTCGGCACTATAGCCTTCGGATACGCCCTGCTTTACCAGCCTTTCCTTCATCTTGGTTGCTTTATTAGCGTCACCAAACTCAGGAATTGCTTTTTTAAGTTCTGACATTTGCGATTGCAAGTGAATCTGTTTAGCTTCATTTTGCGCCTGCGCGTTAGCCTCATTGTGCTGATCTATTTGCTGTCGCTGTGCTTGAAAGGCTCTCATCTCTTTACGATAATTAGCATCTGCTTCGATGTACCCTAATGGGTCTGCACTAAGCAAATCTTCCGTTGGAGGTGTGGGTTCTCTTAAAACACCTTGCGTCCCTAACTGCTGCATAAACTGACTAAGCTGCTCACGCTGTTGGTTTAAGCCGTTATAGGCTTCCTCAGCTTTTTTGCGCTGGTCTGCCGCCTGTTTCATGCCTTGTTGAATATATTTTTGTCCACTATAGCTTTTGGTTAAATCAGATAAAGTTACATCAACAGTCTCCCCGTTTACTTTAACGGAGTACGTTTCTGGCTCAGTTTGATCGTCTAGCGTATCGTCTGACTCTTCATATTCATCACCATCATCTTCATCTTCTAATTCTGCGTATTCGGCATCATCGTCAGTTTCCAACTCTGATTCTTGCTCAACCTCGGTTTCTTCAACTTCTGCAACTTCTACATCAGTATTATTAACTTCGGCTGCTTCTGACTCCATTGGAGCCATTAACGCTTCTGTTGCGCTTTCTATCGTAATTGGGCTAGTCGATTCCATATCGGTGCTATCCTATTTTTTAATTCGTTTATCTTTCATATCTTGATTTGTAATTGCTCGTTTCAAGACGTTCTCAAACTCGTTTAAAGCCCTCAACATTGCGTGAGCCTCTTCTCGTTTTTCAACTTCATCAGCTTTAGAATGTAAGAAAACATTGCACTGATTTGTTCGCATACTAACAAAAACTTCCAAAAAAGTCTCATCTGCTAATAAATTTTTAGCTTGATCTTTTAAAATCATTGAACATTACCCATTCGTGGGGCTGCTTGCATTGACTTAACGCGCTCAACGTCAACGGCTGTGCCGTATTGACCCAATATCCTAGCGGCCTCAACAAGCAAGTCTTGGTTCATTTGATCGCGCTCTAAATCATCACTGGCCTGCAATTCACGATATTTAAGCTGCAATTCAGCCAGTTCTTGGCCCTGCTTAGATTGCATTTGTGCGGCTTTTACTTGCATATCAGCTTGCATCTTAATTTGATCGCCCTGCATTTTCCCTTGCATCTTCATCTGGTCGCCCTGCATCTTAGCTTGAGCCTTGATCTGTTCAGCCTCAATAAGTGCCTGTGCCATTGGGTCGCCCTGCTGACCCTGTGCTGCTTGTGCGGCTTGCTCTGCCATTTGAGCCATTAACTGAGCCTCACTTTCTGGGTTCATAGGCGCGTAATAACGATCAGCGTCATTGAACCCACTTAATGCCAAAGTATCTGATAAAGTGTTACGCATTTGTGTCATTGAAACTAAGCCATTCTGAGGCCCGTAGGTCTGCCAAATTTGCTGCTGAGTTTGGAAAGTCTGCATCAGTGCTGCGGCCTTGGCATCTTCTTGCCCTGTGCCTAACCCGACATTAATTTCCATGTCCATTGAGCTATCCCAAATGGCAGGGTCAACAGGTACAAACTGTCCATTGAGGCGCATCATTTGCTCGTCTGGCGAGTTTTTAACGGCAACGTGTAGCATTAGTTGAAATAACCGCTTAGTGCCTTCTGCGAGGTTTCTAGCCATGACTTCAACTTGGCCTGCGCCAGCTTGTGCGGTCAATGCGGCTGCGGTGGCAGAGGTGTTCTGCAACATATCGGGGTTAAGGCCCATGCTCATTTTACTAATGCCTGTTTTCTCTTCAACCAGCATGTCAAGATATTGCAATGCTGGCAGTGTGGAACCTGCTACAAAAGGCACTGTTAATGGGTTAATCGACCCTATTTGCTCACTGCGAATGATTGCACCGATCTCGTTATTCAGCACATCGTCCATTTCCACCAAATCTTCATTGACCTCTAAACGTGGGGTGTTTACTAACGCTACGTTATCCAATATTCCACGCAGTACGCTAGTGGTTGTATCTTGATCGTTAATCACTAACTCAGCCAGTGAGCGACCATAAAAAGCGTGGGGTTCTGGGTCAACGTGGAAATCAGCAAACGGGGCTTTATCCCACGGCTCCATCTCAAGCACTTCGTAATCAGTGCCGCCACATAAGAACTTGTGCAAAGTGGGTATGCCGTCACCTTCTGCGTCAATGCGTAGATAAGCCTCTGTGACTAAAACTTGGCGCATTGATGGGTCATTGTCTACATCTTCATCGTCTGTAATAGACTCGCCAAAACGCTGTATTTTTTCAATATTACCAATCAATGAATCATTGTCTGAGCCGTTTAGGTTATCAACAACGTCTTGATCAATACCCATAGCCACTAAATCGCCTGCGCGTTTCTCGCTTCTGTGGCAGCAAATATACGCATCATCAATCGACTTAGCCGAACCATCAATGAAAAACTCTTCTGGGGGAATCCCCTCAATGACCATTTCGCCCTCTTCATACTTGTGCGTAATAACCATACTGTGAACATTGCGTTCAACATCTAAGCCGAACTCGTCCATTTCCATTTCTATTTCTTGTCGATGTTCTACAACTTCAACACCTTCTTTGTTGACCAATACCTGTACTTCTTGATCTGACAAGTTTTCATAAGTGTACGTTTTAGCGATTGTTTCTTGGTTCCACCAGACTTTCACAATGCCGACTTTCTTCACTAATGAATCATGGATTGCATTAGATAAGACGTTATAGCCACCTACTTTGTTAAACACCCAATGCGTGTAGGCTGTCGCTTGTTCTGCATTAGCCACATCTTCTGGGCCTTTGGGCGTAAATTCCACAAACTTATTATTGCTCATAAAGATACGCATTAGGCTAGGTTTAGCACCACGCACCACATCACGCACTTTAGTAGACACTACCCTAGAACGACCCTCTTCATGCTCTAAGTCAACATTTCCGTCAAAGTAGCTTTGAGCTCGTTCTCGTTGATCTGCTATGTCGCTGTCAACGTAATCAATGGCTGACTGAATAGCGGTTTTAATTGCACTTTGAATATCTTGTTGTGACATTTTAGGCATTACATTGCACCTTGTTGCGTTGTACTTTCTGGTTGTACTTCACTAAGCAAGCCTCTCATGCCAAACTCAGCAGCCTTGCCGCCTGTATAGCCGCCAGCACTTTGACTTCCAGTAGTAATCATATCAGCCAATTTTTTAACTCTATTTTGTAGTTGAGCCATTTTACCACTATCGGCCAGTGCCGACTTAACAAACTGTGGATCTTCACTTAAAAGAACTTCTGTTATCTGCCTGCGTTGGCTGTCAGTTAGTTTGGGAGCAAGGGCTTTAATAGCTTTCATACCCACACCAATACCAGCAGCTACGTTTCCATAAGACATAGCTAGTAATTCATCTGCACCAACACCCAATCCCTGCTGCTTAGTTGCTGCATCAGTTAATGCCGTACTTGGGCCTTCAATAATCTTTTCATAAGATAACTGGGTCTTACCTTGTAATGCTAATTTAACAAGTGCAGACTTTTGTTTATCTTCTGGGAATACGTTAGCAAATACTTTACCCTCACGTAATTCTGGGTTAGCCAGTTTAGCTAAGAAACGCTTAGAGCCATTAGTAGACATTTTGTTGTTAATGCTAGACATTATACCTTCACGAAACGCACTAATTTTAGCGGTATCACCAGAAGCCATTATTTGCTCTGCAAGAATTTCAAACGCTTCAACATCACCTGTAAATGCTTTCTTGCCACTATCAAAAGCATCCCTAGCATCAGCCATTCTTGACCAACCTGCGCGAGTATCTTTTAACTCTGGGCTAAATTCATCAATGTTGGTTCTTAGATTATCTTCTAGCACCATAAGTTCAGACTTCAATGTGCCTCGGCCTTCACGACCAGCAACTTGCGCCTGCTCATTTGCCATACGTCTAATTATTTCTACATCTTCTAACGTAGGAATACGAGACATTTCTAAAGCACCATTATCAGCAGTCTTAAACAATGGCACTAAGTTACGCACATTGTAAATTTTATTTAACTCAGTTAGTGCTTCTGGTACGCGCTGAACTACTTCTAAAGCCTGCCTAGTCAAATCAGTATTTACTTCACCAGCTTTAGAGAATACTTTATTGTAAGCATCACCTAATGCTTTTTTCCAATCAGTTTCCTTCATATTGGCGTATTTAAGTACGTTACCCTCTGTGCCGCCAGTTAGACCAATTTGAACATCTTCTTTAGCTGCTAATCTAGCTGCGGTTGCCCTTTCTGGAACAGCAGTTCTTATCATAGACTCTGGTGGCCCACCTTGAGACATATAAGACCTTACTGTGCTGTGCAGGCTTTGATTGTCTGACATTGTTTCGCCATTAGCTATTCTTTCAAAAAGTTCGTCACGCGACATTCCTGTCTGATCTGCTAGGCGGTTTAGTTCATTTTCAACAACTGTACCCATTCGACCTTTACCACGCTGGCGCACAAACTCTAAAAATTTATCTGCAACACCGCCCATAAACTTACCAGCGTATAATCCTCCTACACCACCGCCAGCACCAAGAGCAACCCCTAATGGGGCATCTTTTAGACTTGCAACACCTTCACGCTCACTTAAACCAACAGCAGCAGCACCGCCCTCTGCTGCGCCAAGTTGCAAAGCCCTTACTACTGGCCTAGCGGCATTAACAACTGATACTGGTGAAGAGACTCCCATTGTGGCAACAGTAGGTATCATTGCCCCTGCTGCCTCATAAGCCATAGCTTGATACGGGCTACGTTCTCTGTGCGCGTTTATTTTCCTAC